TTTATCTTTTTCTGGTAAAAGATTCATAACATTACCTGGTCTTGGATCTTCAAACAAAGGCATTGATGTAGACTCATCTGCTTTTAAAAAATAAAAACCTGATATGTGACCATTCCAATGTGTATGTAAAGTATGATGTCCACCACCTTTTTTAGCAAACTCTTGTACCCATAGTTCTGTAGTAAATAATTGATATCCAGACATATCAAAACCCATTTCACTTAATAAATTATGAGATGTTGCTCCTATATAATTTTGTAAATCTAAAAAATTAGGATCACCGATTAAAGTTGTTGAATGAAATACATGGCCCATATCTCCTTTATCTCCAAACTTTTTATTTCTTTTATCTATTGTTTCTTTTAAATTTTTCTTTGATGTTTCAATATATTTATCCGATACTTTATTTAAATCATTTACAAATTCCGGTGCATCTCCAAACCATATGGGACATTTAAAAAATTCTTCTAATTTTAATTGTTGCGGATAAGATACTTGATCTTTTTTTTGTTTTCTTTGTTTTTGTTTTAATTTTTTATTTTTCATTTGTATGGCCATCCTAAATTCCATATTACTAAACTATGTCTAGATCCCTTTTTAACTGGACATACTCTATGCCAAACAAAACCAGGAAACACAACTAAAGATCCTTTAGGTAATATTTCTGTACATTTTTTAATATTAGGTTTTTTATCTGGATCTAAGTTTCTAAAATCAAATTCTAATTCTCCACCTTTATAATCTTTTGGATCTGATAATGTTACTGTTACAGATAACTTTCTAATCTTACCATTTGATGGATCTCCTTCTTGTCTTTGATAAGGTCTATCCCACCCATCACAATGCCAATCGTAAAATTGACCTTTAGTATATTTTGTAAATTGACAAGACTCAGAAAAATCCCATTGAAAATTCCAGCCTGCTGATGCATTTGCTTGATGTATATAAGGTTGTACTTCTTTATATATCCACCTATCATTCATCCAAACAATATTAGAATCTCTTTTTTGTTTTAAATCTTTTATTTCTTTTTGATTTAATTTTTTATCACCGTATCCACCCGTAACTGCCATTTGATGTTGCAATTGTTTTCCATAACGAACAATATCATCACAAATACGTGAAGGAATTGCGGATTGAAAATACCAATAATAATTTGTTAAATTCATAATATGTCTTTATGAATTTAATATAGCATTTCCTATAAGACTGTCAATATTAAGTAGTTATATTTAAAGTTCCTGAAGAGGTATATGTAACAACAGTGCAACCTCCGGCTGGTCCTGGTAAAGTTGTTTTAGAATTACTACCACATACAATAATTGTTGGCCCTGCTGGTCCTGGACCTCTTAAAATAATAACTCCTGATCCACCTGCTTTTCCTGAGTTAGGTGTTCCTGTTCCTCCAGCTCCACCACCAGTATTTGCGGTTCCTGCTGTTGCACATCCTGCAGTGGCTCCTCTTATAACACCTATTCCTCCACCACCTGGTCCTGCTGCTCCTGCTGCCGGTGCAAATACATTTACTCCACCGCCACCACCACCTGCTCTTGTTACTGGTGTTCCTGTAATAGAATTTGCTAAACCATTACCACCAGCACCACCGTTTGTTCCTGCTGCAGTACCGGTTCCTCCGGCTCCACCGCCACCACCTCCAGTACTATTACCTCCAGGAACGTGATTTCCAGCTCCTCCAGCATTTCCTTGACAAGCAGTTCCTGAACCAGCTGATACTGAAGTAGGGTGACCACCTCCACCACCACCTGATCCTCCAGCTGTTCCAGGGCCTACATTTTCGGCTCCTCCAACACCACCACCTGTTGATGTTATAGATTCAAAAGTAGAATTAGATCCACTTGATCCACGACCACCACCAGGGGGAGCGTTTGCTCCACCAGCTCCTACAGTAATAGTATAAGCTCCGTCAGCTAAAGTTATTTTTGATCCACCTGGAAAAGATGTTCTGTGTCCACCTGCTCCAGCTCCACCACCTCCAGCATTATCTTGAGTTGAACCTCCACCACCAGCAATTACTAAATAATCAAAAGCTACTGGAGATGCTAAGACTCTTGGCCATGTTCCACATGCCTTAGCCTGCATTTGTGATTGCATTGACCACACACCACTTGCTTTACTTAATTCTTTTATTAAAACTATACCTGGGCCACCTGTTCCACCAGCAGCATTATTACCACCAGCTCCACCTCCACCACCAGAATTTGTAGTTCCAGCTACACCTGCAGCGCAAGCTAATCCACCTTTTCCACCACCTCCAACTCCACCTGCTTGAGGAGCACCAGATGCATGTCTGTTTCCACCTCCTCCACCACCAGCAAATTGTCCACACACAGTAGCTCCTCTGCATGAAGAATTTGCAATATAAAAAGGTTGAGGGGCAGATCCAAAAGTAGAAGTAACTGGAGATCCAGCTCCTCCTGTTCCGCCTCCTGTTGATCCTGGATGTGATCCAGATGTTCCAGCAGCTCCAACTGCAGCCGCACCACCGCCACCGCCGCCACCGTAATTCGTTCCTGGTCCTGGTCCTCCCGGATCGGGACTACCAGCTCCACCATCATTTCCTTGACAAGCAGTTCCACTACCAGCAGCTTTAGCTGGTACTGCTCCACCACCACCTGAGCCTCCTGGTCCACCGACAGCTCCATTACCACCACCAAAACCACCACCTGTTGATGTAATACAAAAGCCTACTGAATTATTTCCTGTACCACCAGGATTTCCATTAGGACCTGGAGTTCCTCCTCCGCCAACTGTAACGGGATAAGATACGTTTCCACAAACTGATACTGAAGAAGATATTTGTAAACCACCAGCACCACCACCGGCTGCTGTTCCACCGCCGCCACCCCCGCCGCCACCGACGACTAGTGTATCGACTACTCTTGTTCCTGGTTGTGTTGTAATTGTTCCTGTAGAAGTTTTAGATGTAACCGTACACTTCCCGAAAGAAGTTTTATTTACTTTACCGATTATACCGCCATTAGATCTGGCCATTTGAGTCTCCTATTCGGACACCCAAGCTGAGCCGTTCCAATTATATTTGGTAGGTGTTTCCGATGTATCGTTTGATTTTGTTGCTTCCCAACCTGTAGAGTTGTCAGCGTTGTATTTTGTTTCGTTCCAAGAAATTAAATATATTACATCACCATCTTCTGTAATTGAAGGATATGTAATTGGTGCTTGCCAATCGTCACTAGCATCTAATGACCATGAAGCATGAGGTTGTTGTGCTAAAAATTTATCTTTTACAGGATCGTAAACCATTCCGATTCCTGCGTATTGTTTTCTAAAATTATGATTATAAGAAGTTTGTTTCCAAATTCCACCGTTAAAAAAATTAATACACCATGTTTCACCATCTTGGTGCATGTCTGAAGGAACGCAATCGTTTCCTACTACAACTACTCTTTCTACTATTTGATGAGTATCTGAAGTATGTCCTGTTGGGTCTACTTTTGTTTTTAATTCTGCGAAATGTGCCATATTATTACTCCTTAAATTTACAATTTATATTTTAATTTTAACTTATTGTCAACGTTCCAGTTACTGTAAATGACATTACAGTACACCCTCCTGCAGGGCCTGGTAATGTTGTTTTTGTATTAGTTCCTGGTGCTACACTAAATGTAGGTCCTAAAGGTCCAGGTGCTCTTAATACTACTACTCCTGGTCCACCAACTCCACCACTATGATCTCCTGAATGAGGTCCTGGAGTTGAAGCTCCACCTCCACCGCCACCACCAGTATTATTAGTTCCTGCCGCTCCGCATGCAGTCGGAGATCCTGGAGTATTTGAACCACCAGCTCCACCACCACCAGCTCCACCAGCTCCACCTGCTGCATTAGAATGTGATCCTGCTCCACCACCACCTGCATAAGTTACTGATGCATTTGTAATAGAGTTTGCTAAACCAGCTCCACCTGCTCCTCCAATATCTGAACCTGGAGTTATAGATCCTGCTGCATTTGCGCCACCACCACCAGCTCCACCTGATCCTGGAGGATCTGGTGCATGACATCCACCTGGATTTCCTTGTTTACCATTTAATGCTGGTGAACTAAATACTGTACATCCTGATCCACCTGCTACTACATCTCCACCTCCACCACCTGATCCACCTGGTGATCCTGCAGTAGATGAAGGCCCTGGTGATCTAGTGTTTCCACCTGCTCCACCACCAGCTGAAACAATGTATCCTACTGAAGAAGGATTTCCTGAAACACCAAATAAACCTGGTGCAGCTCCTCCACCACCAATTGTAACTGCATTTGGTCCTGGTTGTAAAAATAATTTTGTTCCACCTGGAAAAGATGATCTAAAACCACCTGCTCCACCACCGCCACCGCCACCAGCGCTAGTTTCTGCTCCACCGCCACCGCCACCACCAGCGACTACTAAATAATCTAATTGTGTTGCACTTCCATTATCAATAATATTTAAATTTGTTGACGCTTTAAATTCTGCTATTTGATTTATACCATCTGTAGATGTTACTGGTGCACACGCACTACATGTTGTAAATAAAATTTCTGCCGTTGATGGCGCTCTTGCGACTACGATACCCGGTCCTCCTGCTCCACCTGCTCTTGGTCCACATGTTCCTCCACCGCCACCACCACCACCAGTGTTATTTGTTCCTGCAACTCCAAATCCAGGTGTTCCTGGACTAGCAGCAGCTCCACCACCACCAGCTCCACCTGATGCTGTATTTGCTGTTCCTTTACCACCACCACCGCCAGCGTAAGTTGTAGCAGGTCCTAATATTGTATTTGGTGCTCCTGCACCTCCAGCTCCACCAGTATTGGGAGAACTTCCAGCAGTTCCAGCAGCTGTAGCTCCACCACCACCACCTGCAGCATCTTTTGAAGGAGAAGGTCCTGCATTACCTCCAGCATTTCCTTGATCTGGATCAGTTTCAGGAGTATTACCAGCTCCACCTGGTCCAGAATTTCCATCTCCACCACCACCCGATCCTCCGGTTCCTCCAGCTGGTGCACAAGGGGCACCACCTAAACCACCCCCAGTAGATGTGATAGTTGAAAAAACTGAATCGCTTCCTTTAGTACCTGCAGCTCCACATCCTGAAGGTGCACTACCACCACCTCCAACTGTAACTGCGTATGTTCCTAAACTTAATTGTTGTGCTGATCCTTGTAAAGGACTTGGACCATAACCAGAAGCTCTATAACCTCCAGCTCCACCTCCAGCACCAGTATCAGATCCTCCTGAACCACCGCCAGCGACTACTAAATAATCTGTATTAATAACTCTTGAAATCCAATTACCAGCTGTTATTTCATCATATACTGTATTCATATTCCAAACACCTGATGCACATTTTGGTATTAATTCTTTTACAATAACTACACCTGAACCACCATTACCAGCAGCACCTGAACCAGTTTCATTACCACCACCGCCACCACCACCTAAATTAGCTGTGCCTGCTGTTGCTGATGATGCAGGACTTTTACTTTGACCACCAGTTCCACCACCACCTGAACCACCTGCTCCTTTTGTTTGACAATTTCCACCGCCACCACCACCGCCAGCGTAAGTTACACAAACTCCTGTAATATCATTTGCTGTTCCTGCTCCACCATTTCCAGCGCATCCTGATGCTGCATTCGCACCGACTGCAGCAGCTCCACCGCCGCCACCACCACCAGCATTAGCTCCACCAAAATCACCTGCAAGTCCACCATTACTTCCTTGAGAAGGACTTACGGGAGGGGTATTTCCTGTTGCTGCAGGAATTGGACTAGCATTAGATTCTGCATGTCCACCACCTGAACCTCCTGGACCACCTGTTCTGACTGGAACGCCACTACCACCACCTCCACCAAAACCACCACCGGTTGAAGTTGTATTTCCAAAAATTGAATCGTTTCCTTTAACACCTACAGCACCTGCTGGAATACAACCAGTAGCACCATTTCCACCACCACCAACTGTAACTGTTGTTGAACTAGCTAATGTAACACATGTTGCAGTACGATAACCACCAGCTCCACCGCCACCACCTTTATTAGAACCACCACCGCCACCACCTGCAACAACTAAAATTTCTGATGCAGAAGCTGTACAGTTAGTTCTTTTAAAAGTTCCTGATGATGTAAGTGTTGTAGTTTTAGTTTGTGGTGTATTGACAACTTTTGTTGGTCCAATTATTCCGCCATTTCCAGCCATAATTTAAACCTCCTAAGCGTCGTTTATGACTTCATATGATACAAATAAATCTAGATCACCAGCGGCGCTTGCTCCGCCTTTTAATATGTCACCTTCCATGAGATAAATAGGTGTATCGACCAAAACTAACGTTGCGTCAGCCGGTACTGAAACTGTTTTTGCTAAATAAACTGTTGCGTCTGCTCCATTTGTTGTAACGCCTGTTGTACCAGAACCCATTCCATCTACAAACAAACTTACGTCTGCTGCACTTGCTCCGTCAACATTGGCTACTGTTACTCTGTTTAATTTTACGACTACGTCTGCTGCTACTGTCATCAATGTGTCAGTTGCTGTTGCAGTTAAATTCCATCCAGCGTTACCGCCTAAGATTGTTGTTACTGCTACTATATTTGGGTTTGCCATAATTTAATCCTTTTATCCGAAAACAATCGCCATTGCAATCGCTTTTCCTGTTGTTATACCGAAAGATGATGTTGATGTAAACCCTAGAGTTCCAGACCCATCTGTTGTTACTAAAGCTTGATCAGCAGAGCCTACACCTGCTGGTAATGTTAATGTGTAAGAACCACTAACTGTTGCTGGTGCATCTATACCAACAAATGCTGAATTGTCAGCGTCTTGAAATTTTATTGGATTACTATTAGTAAGAGCAATTTCTGAAGAATTAGCCATAACATCAACAATGTTTGGATTTGTAGCATCAGGACTAGCTGATGCATAAACAATTTTAATTCCTTTATCTGTAGTTGAAAAAGTTGTGCTGCTTCCTGAACCAGTAGCGTATTTAAATTGAACTGTATAAGCTCCAGAAGTAGAATTTTTTAACATGTAAAAAGTTTCTACGTCATTTGGAATTGTTATAATTCTATTTCCAGTAATAGATCCTGTAAATTCTATAATTCTTTGTTGTGCAGTTCCTGTTAAAGCACCATCATCAACATCTAATGCTTGAGTACCTGCTCCACCAGCAATGTCTAAAGTAGCAAAGCCACCTGTTAATTGCTCTATAAGATTTAAATTGTTATTAGTTTTTGTTCCCCATGTACCGGCGTTTTCACCAGTTACCATTAGTTCTATACCGAGATCTGTGTAAGTTGACATTATTATTCTCCTAATTGTTGTTATTTATATTGGGTATTTAGTTTTAAGTCAAACATAAATTATGCTGTTTTAGTTGTATATCCTGTGCTGGTTTTAGGTGTCTGTGTTGAATACCCGCTAACCGAAGTTTTAGGACTTTTTGTAGTATATCCTGTGCTTGTTTTAGGATCAAGTTTTCCATAATATTTAAGAATTAATCCATCAGCATTAACACTGGCTGTTAATTCTTGACCAGTTAATCCTATAGTCATAGGTGTAGGAGTTATACTTCCTGTTGCTGAAGTAACAGAGACACCGGTCAACGGAACTCCTATTGCAGGAATAATTGAACCTGTAGAAGAAGTGGTTGATACACCTGTTAATGGAACTCCTATTCCAACAGTTAAACTACCAACTGCCGAAGTTGCTTGTTGACCTGTTGGTTGTTCTGTAAGAGCATCAAGAACTATTCCACCAACTGATGATGTTGTACTAACTCCTGTTAGTCCTATAGTCATTTCTGTTGGAGAAAGTAATCCTACGTTTGATGTAGTGCTTTGACCTGTTGGTACTACTGTACAACTTATATCAAGAGTTAAACTACCAACACTAGATGTAGCTGATACTCCTGTTATAGGTACAAAATTTTCTATTGCAGCTGTTAATGATCCAACACTAGATGTTGTACTTAATCCTGATAGTTGAACTAATTTATTAAAGGAATCTCCATAAGGTTCTTCACCCCAACCATTTCTACCCCAACCAACTAATGTACCTGCATTATCAAAACTTCCTAGTTCTGTTAAAGCTTGTTGACCTGTTGGAATTACAATTGATTCTAGAGCTAGTGTAAGAGAACCAACACTTGATGTTGATTCTAAACCTGTTGGTATAACGGTTTGAATATCTAAAGCAGTAACACTTCCAACTGATGTTGTTGATTGTACCCCTGTTGGTTTTGCAGAATATTCTACACCCCAACCAGAATTGCCCCATTCTTGTCTACCCCAACCTTCTTGATTGGCTGCTTCTACACTACCTACTGATGAAGTAGTTCCTACACCTGTAATAGAAATTATAACTTGTGATTGAGTACCCCAGGTATTTTGTCCCCAGGTTGTGCCGGATTCATTCCAAGAATTGGCCATAAGGATTTTCTCCTTATGCTATACGAAGTATTGCGTTAGATGCGTCTGCTGCTGGAAATTGAATTGTAAATGTTCCAGAAGAAACTGTTTTGTCTCCACCAAATGCAATGGCACAAACTGATTGATCACTAGATGCTGAATCATTAAATATTAAACAACCGTTAGCTGTAAATGAAGCTGATGTCCAAGAAACATCTGCAAAATCACAACATGCAGTATCAGTAGATAAAGCAGGAGTTACACTTGTAAGTGCTTTTCCTTTTGCTGTGTATCCCCCAGTTGAAGCAACTTCATTAGAAGTTGTATAAGCTGTTGTTGATTTATTTAAAGTTGCTGAACTTGTGTATAAAGCTAAATTAAATGTGTTTCCAGATGATGCTGTAAAATTATGTATACCCTGTAAAACTTCTACTTTGAATGAGTTACATACTGCTGATGTTATTGCCATAAAAAATCTCCTAATTACTGAGGCGGTGACTCGATTGGTATTCTTATTGTTCCATCCGTGTAATCGTCTCGTCTTCTTCTTCCAACTTGCATTGCTGCAAACTTTTGTAGTTCAGTTTTATATCTATTTTCATATAGTGTCAACATGTCTGTTGGACCTTTTAAAAACATAAATGCTTCTACTAGACATGCATATAATAAGCCTTGAGGAAAGTAATTACTAACGTAAGTTCCACTTGTATTTGTTTCTAAACCAGTTGGTTGAGCATTATAATAAATAATATATTTGTAATTTTTATCTGGGGTAGGTGCTACATATATTGCTCCTGAAGTAGCTGTATTAGTACCGGTTGTGGCACCCCCATACATAGAATAATATTTAGGAAGTCCTGTTGTATCTTGAGCTGCAGTGCCTCCTTCAGTGCCTGTTAACTCTCCTACGTATTCAGATATGAAAGTTTGATCACGTCTTTCTAACCATACTCCTTCACCTGTAGTAGCTGATGTTGAATCAAATACTTGAACACCTCTTATAAATAAAGCTTTAGTTGGAACTGTAATACTATTAAAATCTGTAGCGAATTGTGCTTCTGATCGAATTCTGTCTGAATCCATTGGAATATCTAAATTAATTCTATGTTCTGCATTTTCTAAAAATCTATTTATAACAGCAGCAGTAAATACATTAGCATCTACCTCTGTATAGTTTCTAATATCTGTTGTTAAATTTGCGTAAGTATATCCAGCCATAATTAAGCTCTATCATTTAACGGTCCAATTGTACACTGAAAACCGCCTCCTGTTCCTGTAGTTGTAGCAACTACTAAAGGAACTGTTATAGAATTATATTGTGTTTCTGTAGCCTGAGTGCCATTAGGTAAAGTTGGACCCACTGTTACAGTGGTAGCAATTGCTGTTGCCAAATATGATCCAAAAACTTTTGCTCCTGTAGCATGGCTTGTTGCTGTAGTATTGGGTGGAGTATTTCCTCTAAATGAAGCAGCTGTTCCTCGTGTTAATCCAGATAAAACTCCAGTGCCTGTATTATTACCTGTGTATTGAATAACTTCATTAATGTATTGTCCAAAAGTTGGATTGTTTTGCGTTGCACCTCCAACAGATATGGTTTGATCTTGATCTACTTTTTCAATCATAATATATCCTGCATTTGCAAATTTAGAAGAATCAACTAAAGTTAAAGTATTAACTGTAGAATTGATTGCACCATTTAATGTTGTAGATAATTCAAAATCTGTAATTCCATATCCACCAACAGGTTCTTTAACTGCTCTAAATCTAACGTATGTTGTTCCTTCATTAATTTGATTGTGAGGATAAGAAACACTTAAATTTCCTACTCCTGCAGGTGTTGTAAAAGGATTGTTGGGTAAAATATCTTCTACAGGAAACTCTACTCTTGCAGGTCTTGCATGTTGTAAACCTTGTGGATCTGCTCCTACCGGATGTGGTTGTAGTTGTGGTTGCTTAGGTTCAAATTCAGAAATATGTACCCATGCACCTGTCCACTCTTGCACCATTTCTCTGTAAGGAAAAGCTGCACCTGATCTATCAGAGATTGCTAATGCTCTACTACCTTTTGCAAATCTAGCCATTATATATTTGGATAGTATGTCTTCGGAGTAATGTATGTGCTAGCTGGAGAACCATCTTCTGATAATGCTCTTGCTAATTCATCCTCGTACAACAACTTCATCTCCTGTGTTCTTTGTGGTGCAAATTTCATAGATAAGTAATAAGATAATCCTGAAATCATACATGGTACAAATCTAAAAGGTGCATCACTTGCGTTAGTATAAGCTCCTGCATCTTGGATTCTTTTAACATAATAAACATTTAAAAAATTTGATGCAGCAGTTGCATTAGGTAAAGGATAAACAGTAACCGTAACTTTGTCTATAAATCTTTGTACCCAAAATTGTGAAGGAGTTCCAAGTGATGCTTTGTTTGCTGTTGCTGAATATGCATCTCTTGCAACTTTTGTTAAACCTATATCTGTTTGATTGGTTGTATTATAATTTTGTCTATACGTAACATTTAAAATATCTGAAATACCATAAACGTTTGCTGTTGGAACAGTTGTAGCTTGTGGTGGTTCTCCACCTCCAGGAACATCAGAAGAATTTCTATAAAAAGTATAAATACCAGAACCTTCCGCTGTAGCGTCTACATTAGTTTCTGAACCTACAATTAAATTAATATTTGTATTTCCTACTTCCCAAAAATGTATTCCTCGATTTCCCCATTCTTGAAAAAGAACATTTAAAGATCGTCTAGCAGTTTTAATTTGATGACCGGCTGTACCTACTAAACCTAAACGTTCATAGGCATCTGCAATAATTTCATCAATTGAAAAGTTTTGATCAAATGCGTAGGCTGAAGAAGTAGTATTCGCCATTGGCTACCTACCCGTCAAAATATACTGTTAAACTTACAAAACTGTTAGTTGGTAGATTTACAGACAAACCTTCATTAGCGAGTATTCCTCCATGTGCTGAAGCTGGATTAATTAAAGTTTGAGCTGCCACAGGATTTCTTACAGCAAATAATTGATTACTTTGTGATTCACCACCATTAAAAAATGTAGTGATTGTATCAGCTGTTGCTGCAGTTGTACCAAATAATTCTCTTAATCTAGTTCTACCTGCAAATATTGATTGTTCAGATCCTGCTGATCCTGCTGCGTTTCCTGCTCTAACTGCCGTAGTAGTTCCACCACTTACAGCTATTTGAGTTACAGTATTAAATTTTAATGTAGTTGTAACTGTTGCTGCTCCGTTAGGTCCAGGACGAACTTCTGAACACACATGCCCTAAAGCATTTGTTCCAGTTATTGTAAAATTAGTTCCAGTTAAATTAGTTCCACCGTCGCCTGTTATTGTAACAAATAATCCTACTCCTGCGTCAGCAAAACTAGATGCTGTTCCAGCAAGAGTCATGTCACCAGCACCACCTAATGTTTGTGCAGCCGCAATAGAATCATCGTCCGCTGATGTTGTAATAGGGATTAATGTTTTACTTTTAGGACTTACTATACTTGTTCCCATAATTTTTATCTCCTTAGTTTGTGTGGGCCGAAGCCCACACTAAATTAATTATTACGCGATAGTCATTACCGGTGTACTTAAACAATCTGCTTTCCAAGTAGAGTTTGTTCCATCGTCAGTTAAACACTTAAGAGAGAGTCTTGCTCCCGCTACTGTTGAGTTAACCATAGTAATTGTATCACCT